GTGGAATTGGCATCGCGACGGCTGGGCCAGCCGATCTTGCGCCAGCCGGTCAGCCAACTATTTATGCGAGTATAGGCGTCGAGAACGTCCTGAATGTCGGTGTATTGCGTATCGTTCAGCCCGCCATCCCAGACAAACGTTGGGCGGTCAGGCTCGTTGACTGCATATAGCGCGGTTTCGATGTCGAAAATCGAGATGCCGCCGCTACCGTATAGGGTTACGTCAGGATAGCCGCGCAGAATCCCGCCAGTCTTTGGGTCTGAGGCCACCGTTCCATTGGGGTAGCTATCGCCGCCAATGACCATAGGCTGGGGGGTGTAGCTTGAGCCCCCACCCGCTCTTAGGGTGTTTGGTAGCGCTAGTCCAATACCAGACTTACCAATCATATCAGATAGTGTGCCTGTGTAGCCAAGGCTACGTAGGTATTCAGCATGGAGGTCATTGTAGGAGCCACTGCCTGAGCTAGTGACCCCTTTCAAGAACTCGAATGCTTCATCATTAATTGTTTGCATTAAATAGCTCTCCGATATCCAAGCAGCTTAGAGGCATCAAAGTTGTCAATGCTGACACTATCACCCTGATTACCGCCCAGCACCTTGATGGTGCCATCTGCGTTCATGCCAGCATAGAAGCCAACATGTCCCTGCCAGCCATTAGGATCGCCACGGCTAAACACCACAACGTCACCAACCTGTGGCGTACTTACTGGCTTACCCCAATCGAGGTATGACCGAGCATTCAACTTACCAGTCCCAGCATTACCAGTACTAGCATGGAGGACAGCATCAACGAATGCAGCACACCAAGCAGTCTGTGCGGGATTGATCTTAATACCAGCCGTGTTCTGAATGAACGCTGACAGAATCTGCACGTCCTCTGCATTGTTCTCGTTCTTGCCAATAAAGGCTTCAGCGAAAGCTACAGGGTTAGTTGCATCTACAACAGCAGGTGCATCGACAGCAGAAGTCTGTTCCACAGAACGTTCAGCATAAGCTCGTGCTTCTACTGGGTCAGGGTTAAAATCCTCAAGGGTTAGCTCGTGGGGATTAACCGAGGCAGCAGCGGCAAGGCCTTCAGTACTGGTGATAGGGTCAGCTACATTAGTTGCAGCCGGTGTAGGGGCCTTAGCGGGCTCTACAGGGGCATCAGGATCAACGAGTGGGTTGCCACTACCATCCTGATTAAAGATACGACCTGCAAAGTTCTGTTCCCATACAGTCTTAGCATCTACACCAGTCACGTTAGCCTGTGCATTGATGAGGTTGTTCAAAGGAACGCCCATCGAATTGTCACCGCTATTGGCCTGATCAGCAATAGACTGAACACGTGGATTACCTGCGTACTGATCACTAGGAACAAACTCCACAGCGGCACCATTCCACACAGGCTTCAGAAGCTGTGACATTGGAATGTTTGTAACACCACCGGAGTTACCAGCACCGACACCGGCCTTGCTAGGATCGGATACGGGAACAGTTTCCCAGTACTGCTGGATTGCTGGGACAAGCTCAGAGGCATAGTTCTCTTCGAGAATACCCACCAACTTATCTGCATGTTCCGCAGAGACACCCCCACCCAATTCAATTAGGTTTCGTACCTCTGGACTACCAAGCGTTTCGACAGTATCCTTGTAGCCAAGGGCACCCTCAGTGTTTGAACGCTCATTGACATAGGCACCATCAATGATGGCGTTAAGGTTGTCAGTAGTCTCCTGAATAACTTCAGGACTAGACGAGCTAGTCAGGCTACCAGCAATCTTACGGATGTTCTCAACGTATCGAGCAGACTCTGGAGAATTGTCAATAATGCTAACAGCACCTCGCTTGTCAATCTCTTCGAGCTTCTTAATCGTCTCAACATCCCACATACCAATACCAAGGCTGGTGTTAGCTAGGCCAAGGTCGTTCAGCAATGCTGACTTGGCAATCTTGGCAGCGATCACAGGATCAGCGTTATACATCATCTGATACTGTAGGCCCACATTCTTGATAGCGCCTTCCATGACAGAAGTTTCTACCGAGCCAGTAGACCACTCATTGAACGTAGTGAGAAGTTGCTCAATAGGCTCAACGATGTATGAAGCATCAGAGTTAAGCGCAGCGTCCTTGATACCAGCAATACTACCATTCAAAGACAGGTTAAGCTGAGCAGCAATGGCTGCCTTGTTCTCCGGGTTGGCACGAATTTGTTCCATGGCCTGATTGATCTGTGTCTGGGCTGCAGGGAATGCACTATCTGCTAGGCCGATGATTGTGTTGGTTGCACGGTTCTTCATCGACTCAGTGACAATGCCACCCTCAGCCCTAATAATCTCAAGCGACTGATTAAGGGCCGTAGCCTCACGAGAACGAGCCTGAAACACCTTATACTCTTGTGGCGTGTAACCAAGCTGTGCAGCTTCTTTGTTGGCTGCATCAATACCCTGTTGCTCAATAGTACCCTCAACCACAACGTGGCCAAGACCGTTGGCACCAGCGAAGTTGGACCACACCTTATCAAACTCAGCCTGTAGGGCTGGGGCGTTGCTAAGATACTGGCGACGCAGGTTACGTGCCTTTAGCATACCCTCTTCTTTACCCATCACACCCTGATCAATTGCATCAGCAATGTCAAGAAGCTCAGTCTCATATCCTGTCAGTACCTTCGTTGACGCATCAACTTGGCTCTGTTTAAAGATGGAGCCAGCGATAGCGCCGATAGTACCAAACGCATCGCCTAGTCCATTGGCAAGGACTTCACCACTACGGTCTGGGGCTGGGGCTTGCACAGGAGCTTGAACACGGACGGACGGCTCAATGCCGCCCTCCATGATCGTATTCCCAAAGTCAATTGCCATAAGATTCTCCTGCTATATCATACATTTCCAGAAGCACATCCACTTGTTCCTGTGACATGTTGCTGGCGTTAATCATTCTGATAGCATCATCTGGGTCGTAGAGGCCCGAGCCCTTAAAGAGCTTCTCAAACAATACATCAGGGTTTTGCCCTGCTTTGAAGGCATAGTAGTCGGCTACCTTATCCATGTAGTTGGGGTTATTCCCAAACACACGGGATGCCTCAGACAAGACACGCATCTGGATTTCAATGTCAGCGACATCCTCGCCCTGACGTGTATAGACCATGAACAACTTGTCCACAATCTCCTTGATATCCTCATCAATCTTATCACTCACTTCCCACTCAATCTTGTTAGACTCCCAATAGCGAGCCTCGTCAAGAGTGGCAAAGCCAGCAGCCTTAGCCAACACTTCCATGAAGGAAATGTCGTCATCAACTACCTGACCAGTGCGAGTTGTGATCTTCCCAAGCTCCATCATATACTGAGCCTTCATCGTATTCGATAGGCCAGTGAACATTTGCATGAACGTCAGACCAATCTGCTTATACTCATCAACGCTCTCATATTGACCGGGAACGAAGGGAGCAGCAACAGCCTTGATGAACTCACCTACACGACCACCATCAGCGATAAGCGATGGAGCAGCGGAGCCAGTGATCATCTCAGGAATAGATGTAGACAGGATGCCCTGCGCGAACTCAATCATCGGAGTGATAGAGAAAGGCTGCAACCTACCAGCGAAGTCGATACCAACATCAGTGCCAGTCATTGACGACAGCATTCTGTTGAGGACAAGGTTGGACAAGCCACCCTTCACAACTTCTTTAAGTTCAGTCTGTTCAGGAGGCATGAGCTTATCCACCATCGTATTGATGATGGGGATACCCGGAACACCAAAGGCTACAGTGTAACCAGTGGCCAGCTTGATACGATCAGTCTTACTTAGGGCCTTATGGCCCAAGATCAAGCCAGACGAGATTTTATGAGGCGACTGCAAGAACTGCATGATGACCGACAACGTATTCGAGTTGTATGGCATTTCACCGCCACGGTTCATGTCACCAGTCAATGCCCGTACCCGTACCGAAAGGTTTTCCCGTTCAGCAGCAGTGAGCTTGTTACGGCCCAGCTTACGAGTGAGTACATCTCGTTCAGACAACCAGATCAATGACATCAGTGTTTGTTCACCAAAGTCAAAGCCGACAGCCTGTGAAATCTGGAGAGGCTTGCCAGCCACAGACATAGCCTTCTGAGCTATGTTACGATCAGCAAGACGGCCCATCTGTTCAGAGATGTACGAGTGAGCGTTAACAGCAGCACTCATCCCACTAAGCTCATAATCCTTGAGGATTTCACGCATGTCCTCGGGCTTAACGCCAGAGAACTTACCAACCTTCATGGAAGTTGAAAGATCAACACCACGATGGAATGCACCAAGGATACCCATCTGCTGAACCACACGACCCCAACCCAGAGGGTTAAGGCTAGAGATCACAGGGATGGCAGGAGCGAACTGTAGGATAAACTGTCCATGCGGGTTAGAGGCAAGGAACAGTCGGAATGCAGTCAGTCGGGCTGCGGACGATGGAGAAGCCTGTGCTGCCTTGCGAGCAAGCTTGTCTACCCACTGCCAACCCTTCTCACCAGCCACATCACTAGCGGCTGCGAAGAAGCGCTTAGAACCCTCATCAATCATATTCACATACCCATCCTGTAGACCAGAGATGTAGCGGTATGCGTTACGTGCTTCGTTGCTACCCTTACCACCACGGATATCATTGATATCTGAGGGGAAGTGCATCTTGTCTTTAGGCAGGAGGTCTTTGAACTGTGACATCCAACGACGCTTATCTGCTTCAAGTACCTGACGGAAGCTAGTGCGATTAGACACACTGGCGATGGAGCGGGTCAGGCTGTCGATAGGGGACTCAAGCCCCATATCGCCAATGGTCTTATCCGTACCAACTCGTTCTAGACGCTTGCCACGAAGGCGCTGCGTTGAACGGCCAGCAGAGAACTGAACATCAAGATTGTTGTCGAAGCTCTCATCAACAGACGTTTTACTGTCTGCCTTCCAATCGTATTCAAATCCGTCATTCGTATCAGACAGACGGGCTGCTTCTAGTTCAGCTTCACGACGAGACTGGGCACGAGCAATAGTCTTACGTGCCTTGGTCTTTGGATCGAAACGCGTCACATAGTAGGGATCAGTGTACCGAACATGGTAGTACCCATCGCGGTAAGCAAGAGTCCTATCATCATCTCGAATACGGCGATTATAACCACTATTAGGATTATTCCCAACAATGATGTTCTCGACCTGTTCCCCATCAAACTCTTCTGCCTTACGTAGTTTAGCAGTTGTTCCACCTTGTTCATAAAGCTCATCTAGTTCCTTGTTGGTCAGTGTTTTAGTCCGGCCAGTTGCAGGATCATAGTAGCGAGTTACGTTGTCACTAGCGTTGCGGCTAGTTGGTTCGACAATAAGTTTGGTGTCACTTGGACGGTGTTCAAAGACTTCAAAGCCACGGTTACGGAGCGTACGATTAACGTCAGTGTTCTCAAGAGCCCACTGCGTATCCTGTACAGTCTTCCAATCAACCAGCACATCAACACCTGCATCATCAATACCACGTGCCTTAATGGCTGAGGTGTTGAATGGCAGCTCTTGATCGTTAGCATCACGGATGTACTTGTCCACAGCTTCCTGCTGCTTCTTACCAAGCTTCTTCCACTTCTGTAGCATCCTCTTTTGATACGCCAGAAGCTGTTGGCCCAGACCAGCAGACTTGTCAGCAGCAGAGACACCAGCACCATAGGCACGTTCGTCAATGTTCACTGCCTTCGGAATGATCTGTTGTAGCACACCACCCTGACCAGTCTCAACACTGCCCAGCTTAATGTCAGGCAACCGAAGCCAACCCCACAGTGGGGAGACATCGAAACCATCGAAGCCAATGTCCTTGGGATCGAATGAGTAGTCATGCTTCACTTGAACAAGGAAGTCACCATTCTTCAAGTCCTGCTTAGGAACTGCAGGGGCGTACGTACCATCCTTCTGTCGTGCCAGTACAGTGATCTCATCATCTGAAATACCGTACTTACGCAGGGCTGCCTTCACAGTGTCAACACCATGAATAGCGTTGGTGAAACCACCCTGCTTAGGACCAAACACCTGATTGAACAGGATGCCACTACTCTTACCTTCGATAGAAGGCTTGAGGTCAGCAAGGGAGGCCATAGCACTACGGTTCGAGAGACCTACGACATTCTTCCAGTCACGTGTGGCCTGAGACTGCGTAGCAGCCTTCTCAGCGTCACTTGCCCAGATAGCGCCATCAGCCTCCTTGACATTCTCAATGATCTGCTTGTCAGGCTGTGGCAGAGCTTCATCGAACTCCTGCTTACTACGCAGACGACCTTCACCACCAATCTCTGGCAGCAAGTCATTACCGATGGCACTGTTACGATCCGTACCATAAAGGATACGAGCAGCATTGCCAGTGGTGTCCTGAGACAAAGCCTTGTGGGCGATGTCGGCCTTAGACGGGTTGGTGTCCTTATACACCTGAGAGATAGATGTGGGCTGGACGTTGCTAGAGATATGAGCCTTCTGTGCTTCAACAAACGATGGGTCTGGCTTTGGCACAACAGTATTCAAATCCTTAACACGCTTATCACGAATAGTGCTGAGGTTCTGACGCAACGTGTTGATCTCGGTGGTATTCAGGTTATCAGTGAAGGTGATTTGATCAATAACATTGTCGATACTAAACCCATCGGGATTACCAATCTCATTCATCACAGCTTCACGAAGCTCGTTGATCTGTGCAGAGTTAGGTTCACCGGGGAGGTTATCAACCACATTGTTGATATCGTCACCATAAGACGTTGGGGATGGCTTGTATTCAATGAGCAACTGCTCAGGAGCCGAGTCAATCACACCACCTGCTTCAGCAGCCGCAGCACGTTCACCACGGGCAATAGTCTCAGCAGCAGCCTCACTACCCTTGACAGCACGGCCAAGTGCCTTAGCACCGCCCGCTACCTTAGCCAGAGGGGAAAGGAGGATGGTGTCGTCAAGAACGGAGAAGATATTGTCAACCCACCGATCAGTGTTGTCGTAACCACCGGGGGTCAGCATCTGTTCCATCATCTGGATTTGACGCATGGCCGAGGTGTTGTTACCAAGACTGCCAGTGTTAGCCTTAATGGCAGCGACAATCTTTTCAACCACAGGACGGCGTTCTTCCCTTGGGAGACGCTCAAGAGTATCACGGAGACGTTCCTTACCCTCACCGAGAGCCAGCAGTGTCTGAGTGGTATTCAATGCACCGCCAGTACCTTCAACGTCCACAAGGCCCTCAAAGAAAGCCTGATCTGCCGCATCGGCAAATGGGATGATGGAGGTAATGAACGAGGTGACTTTCTCACCCCAACCGGGGTTGTTATCGTTGTTCAGTGAGTTGATGCTCTTCTGAACCCATGCGTTATACTGGTCCACCTCGTTATAGGCAGTGGCCAGCTTGACACGAATCTCTTCCTGCTCACCATTCTCACCGGGGCTATCAGAGATAGCAGCAGCCGTAGCCACTCGCCCAGCGATACTGGTGTTCTTAGGGATGTTCTGGAAGTTGGTAATAGCACCCTGCTTCTGCTCATCCGTATATGCTGGATCAATCAGCACATCCTTCATTACCTCAAGGTCCTCAGCCTGACTACGCTCGTCCCACTTACGAAGGATGGCGTCCAAAGTACTGGAACTGGTGGAGTATGAAAGCTGTGTACTGATCGAGCTATACGTAGCATCAATGTTGCCATCAGGGGCCATAGCAGCACCATAGGATGCAACCGTATTAATGGTTGCTGGATTAGCCGATGGAGAGGGCTGCTTAGCTGGCTGGAAGGCATTCATACGCAACTCTTTAGTGGTGCTGCCCTTATTGAAGTCTCGTAGCGTAGGTGCCATTACTTTTCCTTTTAATCAAAAATACTAGAGAAACCACCGATGCCCTTTTGGATAGCACCAGTCCATGCGCCAATAGTGTTACCACGCTGGGTGGCTTCATTAGCTTGCCCAATAAAATCAGCACTGCGCTGATTAGCGGCATTAATACCTGTAGCTGCAGCGGCTGTGCCGAGGCTAGAGCCCAGCATACCACTAAGGTTAGTTGACAGTGCGCCAACAGCACCCACCTGACCACTGGACTTAGAAGTCCCTTGGTTTTCAGAAGCAGCGATAATCTGCGCCCGCCTGATGCGAGCCTCTCTTACCTTCTGCCTCCGGCTGGTAAGAGCATTGTTTTGATCGTTTGCTGCACTAATGCTGTTAGCTTCTTTTTGCTGGTCGGCGGCCTGACGTTGCAGAGCGGCAGACTGACTGGCAGCACTTGTAGCACCGATAGCCCCAACAATACCGACAACAGCAGTGACACCAGCAAGAATTAGTTCAAGTCCCATTCCCACACCTCATAACCATTGCTCACATCAATCAATGTGGCATTACCGATATAATCAATAATACGCCTGTCTTTCGTATAGGCATAAAGTTTATCATATCCAGCCGCATACGTTTTTGTAGCAACATCAAACCACTGTTTTTTAATTTCTCGAATGACGGAAGGCCGAGCTTTATAAATGGCCACATGTACTACCACGCAGCCATGAATCTCTTCAAGGTAGACCTTATAGTCTTCCGTCTCTTTATATGTACGACGCTGGAATCCAGCTTCTTGGAGTTGTTTGTTCATTACACATTCTGTGACATATCAAAGAGCATCGACCAACCGTATAGGTGGAAATCTCGCTCTGGCTCTGATCGGAACTTAAGACTAAGCACCTTGCCACTGCCTCTCAACTTGTTTTTGGTAACAACTGTTTCAAACCCGTTGTCGAAATCGTCATCTGATCCTGTTGGGATATATAGACGCCGATACCGATATGCCTGAAACTCTCTGCCCCATTTACCAGATGAGGTGCTATTAGACCAATCCCACCTAGCCTGTACCAAGATAGATGACCGACCCACAGGGATAAGATCATCTCCATCTTCCTGATAACCACTCTCCGTGCGTTTGGAGTGAATGGTGATATAAGGAACTTGTTTTTCTCGTTGGAAGTCTGTGCCTGACAGGTAGCTGGTAACTACATGAGCGTCAGCATCAACACCAACCCCATCAACTGAGAACCAATCCTTGAAGTCTGTGTTACGGTAGATTGCAAACGTATATTCCACCACAGGCGAAACACTTGTCACTACAACATAACCAATTTCTCGCTGAGCAATGCCCTCTTTAGTATTAACAGTGAGGACAACAGGGTCAGTGCCAACGACAACATCGTCAAGACCTGCAACCAAGTTAACCTCGCTACCAACAACTTGATATGGCAATGCAACAAAGATTGTGGCGGCACGTGGGAAGACTTCCCCATCCAATTGCTTGATAGTGTTTGTGTAGTATGCCTGAAGCTGGAGGTCTAGGACCAACTCTTTTGTAGGCTCATCGTCTGCAGTACGGTTGTAGTACAGCCACCGAACCTTACGCTCGTAGCCATCATACTCACCCTTGGCTGCTCGTTTGTCCTCAATATTAATACTGTCGTACAACTTTTGAATACGACCAAATGTAATATTATTGGCAACAAGCCCACCAAACTGATCTGGAGCTACGTGATAGATTGCATCATCACCCCAGTACATAAAGGTGTTGTCGATTACAGCGATAGAGTCTTTAGCAGTACAGCCTCGGTCACTAATCTTTTCCACAATATAGTTCGTGGCAGTGAAGCCTTTGTCAGTACCACCAACGATACGCCAGACGCCATTAGCTGCAACAACAATAAGGGCAGAGCCCAGATTGATGAGACGCTTGATGCCGTAGGCTTCATTGATACGAATAAATCCACCATCCGTATCCACGATGTCAGGGTTGTTTTTGGACGTAGGATCGCCCTCTTGATAACAAAGGTTCAGGTCAGCGGTGCTATCCACAACCTTACTAAACAACACATAAGAGGACATCTTTGGGGAGTGCCTGTCTCCATCAATAACGTCACCGGGGAAACCACTGTAGAACACACGACCTGCAAATTCTGTAATTGTTGACGCTCCACCGGGAGTCTCATCACTTGGCAACGTGTCAACAGGGAGAGAAGTCAGTTCAGAATAACGGGCTCGGTTAGCTGCTTCTTCTGTATTACGGCTACTACCACGATCAAGAGCATCAATAATAAAATACCCTTGAGCAGCTCTTGTTGTACCCAATGGGTTACTGACCAAGTTCGCTGCAAAGAATCTTTCAACAGTACGGTTGTCACTATCCCCAGCATCTGGGTACAGGGCTTCTGTGATAGTATCTGAGTTAGCCGGATAAAGACCGGTGGACTGCTCAAAGAAATACAGTACAGGATCACCCATATCCTCAGTGTTACCACTGACGCGGGGGATGCCCCAAGACTGGTTTCTCAGATTGTACAGATGAGCGTCATCCAAAGTTATTGGGCGGTTCTGCACATCAGAGCCACGAGTAATATCAACACCATCGAAAACATCAGCGATGCCAAAGAAGTCCCGAACGAGTAGCCGAGAAGTGGTTACTGTGATTCCGTCTGGGGCAGTGTATTCCAGAGAATAAATCTCTTTTTCACCAGTGGACACAACCAGAATACCGTCAACCACTGTGAAAGAAAAGATAAAATCAGTAGGCGCTGTTATAAGCAACTCGGTGTGGAAAAGTCCCTTAGACACTGAAGAGGCGTTGAGGTCAAAGAACTTCAACTCATTGCCGACCTGCACAACCTCTACAGATTTTTCAGGGTCACCACCAGCGTTGTCCCAACGATAGGATGAGATGCCCACCTTAGTGTCACCGGCATCTTCGATTGTGGTAGTGATGATGTCGTAATCACTCTCATAGTCCATTCCAAGACGACGAGAACGAGAGCCGTCAATGTTCAGCACCATGTTATCCTCTTCAAGAGAGGAGTTATCTGGTGTTGTTAGCGGACTCGCATCTGTGATGAGGCCAGCATTAAACTTGTTTACTTCTACGGCTGATACGCTTCTTGCCAATTGCTGGTTCCTCCTCTACACTTTCCACCTCGGTGGGCTTGGTTAACTCATAGGCGTCAATAACTTTTTTGGCAATACCCTCTGAAGTGAACCGCCCTCTAAGAGACAAATGGACACTACCACGGCCAATAGGCTCGATCCGCTTCGACATAAATTCAGGATCGTTAACAATATTATAGCCTTTGTATTCCATTAGTTATTCCTAAAAGTTGGGTCCCGATATCGTCCACGACGGCCACGACCATAGTTATTTGGATAGATATCCTTCTCATGAACCTTCCAAGCCTTTTGTGAAAGCCAGCGGTTCTGACGACCTGCCTCTTGCTCTGCCTTAACATCCTGCATTTGCTTGAGCTTAAACATAGCTTTGCTCTTAGCCTCTTCAATGAGAGCAGAGAATGCTTCATCAGGAAGGTCAGGAACAAATTCGTTAGTCAGTTCAAATGGAGGGATACTGTATGCACGAGCTTGAGTTTTGTTAGACTGGATAGTAGTATCCACCAACATGTCATAAGAGTCAAACACCATAGTGTTGTCATCAAACGATGTGTAATACTCTGGAGCCTTGTTCTTCATCAAAATCAGCTTAACCCCGGTAGGGTCATTGATTACTGAAGCATTGGCTGAGTCACTATTACGAGCATTGGTGTATCGCAGAAAGTCATCTGGGTCAAGGTACTTTAGCTGACGGTACTGGAGACGCGTCTCGCCGACCTTACGTACGTCATAGAATACAGACACCAATTCTTTCACATTGTCAGGCATAGTCATGTGGGTTGGAAGCGTGTTGTCAGCAGGAGCTGTCAAGTTCAACATACCCAGCGTATGTGGCCAATTCCTATTAGACATCATAGCCTGATAGGTGGTCTTAACGATCTGGGCTACCTGTGCAGCTTCATCAGTATCATTAATGTCGCTGACAAAATCACTATCCATGTCATTAAGGATATCAGATACAATCTCTAGTAGGTTATATTTCACAGCGTATCTCCCGGCTTAATAACCCGGACATACCAGCCGTTGATAACAACAGTAGAGCCTGTGGCATCAGCCCGAACACGAAGACGTGCTGGGTTGCCTTGTGTTAGTGCGCTGCCAAGGAATGTACCAAAGGTTGTAGTGATTTGATATGTAGCGGCAACTTTAAAGTTGCGGGTGAATATAGGGATGGTGATTGGGGAGCCTGAGCCAGTAGCCAGCTCCAAAACCAAATCCACACCGGTATTACTTGCCCCCGTAGTGACAACCAAATCCACTCGGATGTCAAGAGTATCCCCCACTTCAAGATCAGTGAAATCAAATCGGTTGGTACTAGTATTCCAAACATCATCCACACCGGGCAGCTTTTGGAAACTGTAGGTGTTAGGACCAGCCCCGTCATTAATCAGGTCGTAGTAGGTAGCAGCAGCAGTGATGGCTACTGAGGCACCATCGTGATCGTAGTTATACCAACCCATCATCATGGGGGCACGAAATGATGTAGTGGTATCGCCATCAGAGCTTAGTACATGATTGATTGTGGCGGTACTAGCGCCCTTCGGTTCATGTCGTTCAGCGTCCGACACATTCTTATGTTGAATAGCCATCTATTCCTCCTTATAAAAGAAAAGGGGCAAGCGGCATATAGCCACTGCCCCTTGATAATTCGGAAGATTAGCTTGCGAGAGCAGGCGACACCGAACGATTAACCCGATCAAACAGGATAGTAATTCGAGCCTTACCGGCATCAGTAACAGCAGGCGTAGTACCCGAGAGGGCAAAGCCAATCACTGTATTAGCTGCAAGAGGTACTTCAGCATCCCACGTACCCGAGAGGGCAGAGGTAAGATTGACCGAAGCGGTAGCCTCAAGCTGGGCTTCCGTAATAGTAAAGCCGTTGGTTGCTTCAGAACCATTCGTACCGACTTCAAGAGCGGGCGTGGTGCCAGTGACTACGAAAGCCTCTTCAACATCCAGATATACCGACTTGACCACTGCACCAGCAGGGAGTACGAAAGGCACAAGGCCATCAGGTAGGTCATTAAATCGCTCGCCAGTGAAATCAATCACAAGCTGTTCACTAATGCCTTCGACCTTATTTACACCAATGGTGCCGCCGACTTCTCGGGGGCCAAAGTTGTTATGCACGTTGGAGACGGTGTTCGTGACACCATCACCGAAAGGGGTTACGTAAGTAGCCATGTTCTATTCTCCTTTAAGCTGCGACGCGGTTGGTACGGTGAGTAGCCAGAACGCCAACAGTGTCAAGGCGCTGGATACCCAGACCATAACGGGAGCGAACAACAAATTCATCACGAGCCCGATCCTTGTTACGCTCGCCTTCGGCCTTGGGGGCACGACGGAGGGCATACATGATAGGCTTGGTCTGATCATCTGCGACACACATGAACAGGTTCCAGACAGCATCAGTAATGGACGTAGTGCCATCATTAGCCGTGCCGGTGTACAGGCGGTTCGAGGTAATCACGTTCCAACCATAAATCTGGGTGGTAAAGCGCTGACCACGTGCGAGGCCCATCTCAAGGATTTCCTTCGGCCATGCCGTGATATCCGAGGTGAGGGTTACGAGGCCGGACAGGGTAGCTTCTACGATTGGATCAACAATCGCTACTCGACCTTCAGCGGGTACGTTAGCCTTGTCGAAGGCCAGACGGAACGCGAGGAAGTGATCGAGGGTGGCAACACCATTACCATCAGCCGACACAACCTTATGGGCAAAGCCATTCACATTGTATGGGTCAGAGGCAGACATAGCCAGAGGGGCGGTTTCTAGGAAACGCGTCTCAAAGTTTTCCTGAAAGGCACGGGTCGATTCAGAGCCACGCTGAGCCATGAGCATGTCGATGTTCGTGCCGTCTTCACGGAGGTCATCGGTCACATACCAAGCATCACCAACGTAGTCGGTGAGTCGCATCGTGATTTCACCAGTTTCAATTGGATTGTAGACCAGTGGAGTGTCTTCGGCAGCTTCCTGAAGGGTCACAGTACCGACGGTCTTAATATGGAGGGTATCACCCGAACCAAAGTCAGAAACGTTACGATAGAAGGACTCGGGCAGGAGGCCATCGTGGAGATTCAGAAGGATGAACGAAGAATACTGTTCGGCTTCAATAAAAGCCCGAGTATTGGTAGTCAGTTGCATTTTCTATTCCTTATGTAGAAATGCCATGCTTCTTGTAAACGTTAGCACGAATCTTCGCCATGATGTCAGCACGATTGCGGTCTGTAGCCGCTGGTCCAGAAAGCAAGCTTTTCTCAGGACGTTGGATTTCATCATCGGGTGCTGGCTTGTAGCCTAGATTCAGTGTGCCGGAGTTAACCGAAGGAGTGGCACTTGGCGTATTGCCAAAAAGTTCAAGGACCATCTTAGGGTCCGTAGCTGATAGTTCTTTAAGCTTGGCATTCGTAGTACCGAGGGATTTCACTTTAGCAGCGATCATCTCCACGGCCTTAGCCTCACCATACTTCTTAACGAGTGTATCTTGAACAAGCTTAACGTTGTTCACTGCCGTAGTCACCTGATCGCGTTCAGCGAGACTTTGGTTCAGTAGACGCTTAACTAGTTCTTCAGCCGCTTCTGGACTCTGGCCACCATTGGCAGGGGGTGTACCTGCCGGTTTTTCTTCGTTCATTTTATTACTCTCCAAACGCGTAAGTGTTTCTTTAAGCGTCTCAGCTTCAGCGGCCTTAGCGGCCAGCTCTGCTTTTTCACGCTCAATCTTGCTGATATGTTCCTGTGATGCCTTCAACGCATCAAGGGCAGCTTCAACACTTTCGTACTTGGGAGTGCCATCTTCACGCTGGATACCACCGAGTTTCTCAACCCAGATATCAAGCTGTGGGACTGGCGCAGCTCCATTTTCGATAGTAGGGGTGTTACCATCGTTATTCTTATCTTCAAAGACATCCATGGGTATAGATGATCCTTTCTGTATACTAATAGCTATTACTATAACCTTAAGCTTACTTATCTTAATTAATATGGGTATATTAAATTGTAGTAAATACTTAAGAGGTTTATATCTATATATACCGCCTATCGGCCCTGTTTGTGAGAGACGGTGTTAAATTTTATTCGATAAGAGAGATAATTTCTGCGAGTGCGCGTTCATATCCAATCGAATCAGCAACGTAATTAGCCCAATTAGGCTTATCGTAGTTAGCATCTTTACGAACTCCTACTCGTTTGGTTTCAATCTTATCCTCAAGAATCTTCTTCATGCGCTTACGTAGAAGATGGGAGGACGTAAAGTCCCCCTTCATCTCTAGCGTGGCGTCTGGCTCTAGGCCATCAACCCAAATTGATTTCATTACTATTCCTTAGAGGTCAGTTGGAATTGATTCAGGATCGGCTGGCGTTTGCTGCTGTACTTCCATATCCTCGGAAGCCTGGTCCATCAGTGAAGCAGTTTCCTGCTGTTCAGCCACTGCAACGTTCGGACGGAAGATATCGTAACCACGCATGTTCGTAGTATCCTTGATAAACTCCGTAAGAGCGATAGCGGACGTGTGTGGCATGACTTGCTGCCAGATGGGGGTCTGACTAAGGCCAATGATGTTTTGCAGCTCAGTGGCTTGCTGTGCGAAGTGACGGGCACCTACAGGACGGATAACACCGCTTGCAGTAATGTCTTCCTTCGTGATCTCAAAGAACTTCTGACTACCAAGTGCTGTGTCAAGTACACGAACAGTCTCGACAGCATCAAAGTTACGACGAGCAGCTTCAAGCATACCGTTCAGTGCGGGCTCAAGGAACTCAAGCTCAAAGTTCGTGATCTTCTCTTGGAAGATACGAGCAGAGGCATTATCCAGAAGCTGTACCTCAAAGGCGGTCTTCTCACCGGGACTACGGACACCCATTGCTTCACGCGGAGCGCCAGCAAAGAGTTCCATCTGATCCATGATTGCCTGAATCTCATTGTTGGCAACGATGATGGAGTTGAGGTTCTGACCAAGCTCCTGAACGTCACCGTTCTCATCAATATGGATAGGGACACCCGGACCCCAAGTAAACTGCTCAACCTCACCAATGATCTTCAGAGGCGGGTGAATAGTCAGGTCCATAGCGTCGGCCTTCAGGTTCTCAAGGTGGTCAATGCGATACTGCATGCCAACAAGATTGTCCAGCGGACCCATTGCCCAGAGGTTATCTGGACGGAAGCGCCAACCAACGTGGAAGATGGGGGCTGTGCCACCATACGTAGGCATCTCAACATTACGAAGCTCAACAGAGCGGTCAGCAATAGTGATCAGCCGGTTGGTCTGCAGTTCGCCTGTGTCAGCGTTATGAGAGTCGCCATAGAACTCAAGAAGCTCAACATACTCGCCCATATAGTATTCGTACAGACTGCCGAAGCCATCTACCTGATACTGAGAGGCTGTGTTGAAATCCTCGCGCTTATAGCCACCAACCAGTTTACGCACAGCGTCACGATGCTCAAGCACCTTATTCAGATACGCATCATCAGGGTTGGTCATAGCTCGCTTCTTCAGCTCACCAAGAGTGGTGGTGGAGCGTACGATCTTAAACGTATCCTTAAACGACGTTGCAAGGGGGTTGAAGACGATGTTCTCTGGGGAGATGCGCATAAGCCGGGGGCCAATGTAAACAGGCGTCTGATCCCCTGTCTCGTCAGTGAACACTCGGTTCTCATAAACCACAGTACCAAAGGCATTGCCATAGTCGATGTAGTCATAGAGAAGCTTGCTTACCTCAGTACGGAACTTACTCTCACGAGTCTTGTTTTCCATATAGGCGGTGATGTTACGAGACTTCTCTTTCTTAGCAGCATCCTTGGTGTATGCTTGCCAAGACAACCACTTATCATTCGGGAATGCCGAGGTGAGATAGTTGGAGTGGAGGTTATCACGAATCTGTGTTAGCTTTGGCAGCGTAGTGCTGTTCTTCCAAGGCAATGTCTGATTACTAGTGCTACTAGTATCGGTGGCAAACAAGTACTGCTTAAGCTCCAACCATTCTGCCATCTTGTTAGATCGCTGGTTGTTGTACGTGTCCCACATATTAGAAATCCATCCAGCCGAGGGCTGTGGAGCAAGCACGGCTTGAATTTCTGCTACTGCGTCTGACATATTATTCCTTTATCTAAATGCTACGCCGCCGAAGCGGGATTGCTTGGGGCCACTAAGCAAGAAGTCGGCAACTGCCGCCCCTGAGTTCCTCTGTGGCTTTACGGCTATACTGACGGCTGATGCTAGGGCATCCTTCACGTCATCATGAGATGGACGGGCCTGAACAAGCTCTTCTTCGAGAACTGGTGTCCAACCACCCTCAAAATGCCACATCTTGTCGTCGTCGTAGCGAGGCTCTAGGGCTGCAGCAATACGCTGTTCCTTCGTACCCTCTTGACGGGTTGGTCGGTATTCTACAATGGAGAGGGACATGCCCTTCCGTTTAACGTGGTCCTTGATCGCTTCCACAATGACAACCTGTGCCACCGTGACTTCGGCCTGAAGTTTCTGGAACTTCCATTTGGCATGAAGCGTTGCGATATGCTCGAAGTACTCGATAATCTTCTTCGTCTTGAAACGTTCGATGTCTAGGACATAGATGTTGGACTCAGAGTCGATACCAATCACTACAATAGCTGTCCAGTCGGCTGCGCGGTTCAGAGAGAAGGCAAAGTCAACTGCAGCATAGATGTTAAGGCGATTGCCATTGTACCGCCAGCGACCCCCTTCTAGGCGAAGGAAACGTGGATTGAAATACTGGAATTTGTTCCGATCAATTCGGTTGGAGCTACTGTCGTTTGGATTGTTGTAGTACTGTGCATAGAATTGTGTCTGATCACTGTACTCAGCCTTAATACGAGCCAGCGTACCACGGTCAAAGCCGAATGCCTTGTTATCCGAAGGACGTACCATACGTGGCCACAAGAACAAACCATCCGTCTCAACAACGTATTCCTGAATTTCCCACACATTCTTCTTATCGAGCAGTAAGCCCTCGTCGTCATACACTTCGTATGACTGTTCCTTCCACAACGCGTAAACGTCATTCGGATGGTAGCGAGTGCCACAAGCTAGGGTGAAGCCACCGGGATTACGAATGGAAGTAAACTGTGAAGCTTTCTTCGACACGTTATCTCGGCCATCTTCTGTGTA